TACACATATGGTTTTTTATCGCCTCACGCATATAATAAGCAATGATAAAATGACACTTATTTTTAAAAGCATGTGCCTGTGCTTTAATTGAGTCAGGTGCAGTATCTGCAACTGAAATTAATTTATTAGTAGCCCTTTCAGCAATTTCTTCTACTGTATGACCTCTATTCTCCGTAGTCTTTACGTCTAAATTACCTATTGATATTGTAAAGGAATCTGTTTCCATTAACCTTTCTCCGGTTCAGGAGGTAAAATAACAGGGTCTTCTCTACTAGATATACCATAAGGAACAACTTGTTGTTGTATAATATCTGACCAATTACATACATTCATTCCGTTTTCATCAACATAAGAAACTACTGGATCGTTTAAACGATGATAACCATATAATTTATCTTTTATATCAATATTAGCATCTAATAAATTTGATCTCAAAGCTATTGATATTTCTATATTTTTTTCCATACATTTAGCAAGCCAAAATTCGCAACATCCTCTACCCATTTCCGCAAAATATAAATTCTTCTTATAAGTAAAATCTGCTCCAAACATAGATACTCTTCCAACTTTATTCCAGTAAGCAAATGCTATTGCATATGCAACTGTATTATTAATATACCCACATTGTGTATCTTTAACCAAAGACTCTATTGGATATAGTTCTAAAGAAGGAACTCTATCGTCAAGTTCACAAGTATAAATAGGACATTTTATATTAGGCAATTCTTCACGCATTAATTCAGTCATTGAACCAGCATCTTCCGTTTCAAAGAAACGTGAAACAGGGTCCATAACAAATGCTCTATCTAAATTAGGAATAACCCCAATCATTGCATTAACTGCCCATATCTCGTCAAATTTTTGACTATGTACTTTAGCAAGATGGTAGTCTAATTGACTTTCTCCCATTGCAACAATTGCAATGCTTTTACCTTCAAGCTTTTTTATTGGTTTTTTTAACATGCTTATACACCTTCAATTCTTATTTGCCCACTACGATAAGCATCTTTCCTATCTCTACCATCCCCCTCTATAATCAATTGTTGTAAAGCTTCCTTATATCTTTGATCATATAAAGTAATTACATCAGGCTCTCCTTTCATAAAGGTATATGCTTCAATAAGACAACCATATAATAAAGTATCAGGAGCGTTTGTTCCTAACCAACTTGTACCATCGCTTGTTTCTGTAATTGATTGAGGTCTGTAAAAATAATGTAACTCTACTGTATAACCTGAATCTGGCGATGGACCAATTATAAAAAAATCATCATCAAACTGTGCATAATACTTTGGAACACCTGTTGTAGCCGATGCTGGATATGCTTCTCTTATAAAATTAACATCTTTATTTAGTAAGTAATTATAATTGCTGTCACCATCTACAACGGCTAATGAATAAGGATATAAATAATCTGTTGGAGTTGCCAAATAAGAATTAGAAGAAGTCAAATTTCCTGTTTGATTCTTTCTAAATGCAGGCAACTGAACAGAATCTAATATTCTTTGTTCTGCTTGTTTAATTATAATTGACAGATCATTAACAAATGTGGTCTCTGTATTTTCTGTGTAATCTTGTATTGCAGATTTTAATGTTGTAAAAGTAAATGACATTAGCTTGTTGTTATAGTTAATTTACCGATTTGACCCTTTAAGACCATATTATTAAGATTTGAAGAACCATAAGCAGAGTTCCATCCACCAATCGGATTCCAACCAAATAATCGTCTACTTGCTTCTAAGCCTGTTTGCGGTCTTGGTTTTCTTAAAGATTGAGGATCATTAACTCTTAATCTTCCTAATTGATATTGTGGTTGATCTTTGTCTAATACATCTCTTCCTACTAATAAACCACTTCTTCTCTGATCTACAATCTGATTTTTTAAATCACTTAATTTATATCTAAAACCAGTTCTATCGCATATCCCATATGCATATTTTCCTTTTGCGTAATCACCCATACTAATTATATCCGCCCGGCACAAATCTAACAGAAGCCTTTACTCTATTTTCATCTGCTGCAAGCCTCCATTGTTCTTCATATTGTCCTTTTAAAAAAGGAACTCTTTGGAAAGCTTCAGGGTTCTTTTGCGCAATATAATAAGCTAATCCCGAAACCAAACAAGGTAAAAACAATTTAGGAATATCTAAATTATTTGAAGCAGGAGTTCCTGCATCATAAATTTGCCTTAGTCTATACCATATAACCTTATACGTTTGAGTACCATCTGGAATTGGATATAAAGTAAAAGTAGTAGAACTTGTATTTCTATTGATTAAAATTTCATTAGGTCTACCTTGATCTAATTTATTAGGTATTCCAGCATAGGTAGAAAATGATACACGTGTTAATTCAGTATCACTTTGAGAATTAGAATCGCCAGAATTTGTTCTAAGATGATGCTCTAGTAAATCTATAGTATCTGCATCTAAAGTATAAGTAGATGTTCCAGCAGTAAGATCAGTAGAACCTGATTCTACTTGCCAAAGATTTAAGCCTCTATTAGCCCATTCAAGCATCATTAAGTCTATACTGCGCCTTGCAGTACGTAGATCGTAACCAGTCCTCATTTCAAGACCAGCCAATTCAAATGCTTCTTCAGCAGCTTCAGCTATATCTAAGTTGAAGTTGTTTGTGGTAGATGTAGCCATAACTATTCACCATAATACTTGCGCCTTAATTGATCTTGGTATATCTCCACTTTACCACCAGTTTTATAAGATATTTTCTTTCCACGTTTTTTAGCATAAGCTTTAGCTGCTTTTTTGCCTTTCTCAGTATAAGAAAAATGTTTTTTACCGACTCTCGGCATTATTGTTTCCCTTCCTATTATTATAAATGTTTATCATACATTGTCTGGATTAAAAAGACCTTTAGCAATTAAAGTTTGTCTATTTAATATATGTTCTTTCTCTATATCCGCTTTATTTTGCCCTTCGTACTTAACAGCAAGATACTCATCAACCATCCTTAAATTTATACTGCTGTCATCCACATACATTTCACCTAGCACACGACCAAACTTACCTTTTTTATCTCTATAGGTTTTAATAACAACCTGACCTTTTGATAGAGCGTCTATGAGATATTCTTTACTCATTAATCCTCTAACTTTTTCGTCTTTATTTCTAGTTCTACTTTCTGGGGTGTCAATACCATATAAGCGAACCCTAGAGGAATAATGAATATCAAAACCAAGATCAATAACGACATCAACAGTATCGCCATCAACCACTCTTTTAACTTCACAATTATATTCGTACATTTTCTATCTTTTTTTTCTAGCAGTCTTGGTTCTTCTAAAAGACCTATTTTTACTTTTAGAAGTAACTTTTAAATTACTTCTTTTTTTATTTCTAGGATTGCCATCTTTATGATGGACATCTTTACCATCACCTTTTCTAACTTTCCTAGTCTTTTTTAACTTTGATCTGCTAGTATTCCTAGCTGCTCTATTTTTCTTTTGTTTAGGCTTACTTTGATAATTAGCATACTCTTTACGATAATTCCTCTTCTTTTTAGGCATTTATTCTTTTTCACCCTTAAAGCTTTTAGAACTACCAGAAGTACCAGCATAAAGCCCGAACCAAGCTGCTCCAGCGCCCACAACAATAGAAATTAAACCCGATTGTTCAAAACTAGGCTCCGGTAAATCCATAAACCAAAAGGTTGTGAAGTAAAGTAGGTACATATAAATAGATAAAAAGACTCTTGGAAAGATTCTCCAGCTATCAACAGCCTGTGCTATAAAGATAATCTTTTGATAAGGGTTGGCTTTGGTTACATCCTCCAAATCCCTGATCTTGTCTTTAAGCGCACCGATTTCTTGTACCATAGCCATGAACTTATTGAGGTCCATTTCGACCTCATTTCTGTCCATGTCTCCACCAAATCTTCCGTCATGATGGCGCTCATCATTCATTAGCTAGGATTTGCGTAACCTTTATTTGCCCAGATAAGAACACTATAAGTATCACCACTTGTATGATCATTAGTAGTTAGCAATAAATCGCCATTTAATCCGCTACCTGCATTATTAGGTATTCCGGGCAAAGTCATGCTACTTTCTGTAAAATCCCAAGTATCTGTCCAATCTTTAGGCGCTTGGCATATAAACATATTGCTAGTTGCATTCCAATATAAACTGAAACCCATACCAACGTTGCTAAACCATATTTTATTTAGAACAACCCTATTGCAAGCCTGACCTGTAATTGCACTACTTGTAAGCGCTGAAACATCAATCTTAGCAACAGCACTCTCTCCAGTGCCGTCACTAATATTAGTAAATTTCACTATCAGGTCTTTACCACCATCATCAAGTATAGTTTGTGATGTAACTGCATCAGCCATAATTTACCCCTTATTCAAATGGAGTAGCTAATGTGCCATCGCCATGCAAAAATGCTTCGCAATGCCATACTGCTGCTGAAGTTGCTACTAAACGAATTACTCCGCCTACTAACCAACCTTGTGCTGCTGTTCCTAAATCAATGGTGTCATCATTACTGGCATCAGGGATAAAGGTATTAGTATCACCCGCAGTTGCTGGATCAAATATTTGAGCAAAACCTGAGAATAAATCACTGGAATTGTCTGTATTAATTTGTCCTGCGCCTGTGAAGGTTGTACCAACAATAAAGGTATAGTGTATTCCTGCTGCGGCTGTAGGTAGTGTTACCACTATTCCTGCTGCCCTGTTCAGAGTATAAACAGTACCTGAATCGGTTGACTCAACGCTCTTTGTTGCTGAAGTAATGCTACTAATATTAGAGTAAGCAGAAAGATAACCAGTCGTGGTTATATTGCCGCTAGAATCAATATCTAAATTTGTTGTAATGACTCCAGTAGTAGAGTTCTTGCTAATTTGCTCAAACCCATTTTCCGAGCGAACTGGTCCATTAAATGTTGTATTTGCCATAATTAAGTCTCCTTAATAAGTCTATCGTCTTGGCTTAGTCTGCTAGGTCAGTCGATAGATAAAATTTATCCTAGATAAAGTTGATGTGGGTTGAGTAAGAAACCCCCACATCACGGGTTCCATTCGTGCTAACTTAAAAGTCTAAGACGATCCTGAAGAGCCATAGGCTCCTAGCGGATCAGATACCCCAAAGGAATATCTTTCTCTCGCCTTATACCTTACATTACCAGTATCGAAGTCTCCATCCATACTTGTTTCTAATGGTGTACGTGTAAAATGTTTTAATCCATTTGGCACATCAGTAATTAGAAACCATGCATTTGTGTCTGTCAAGAAGTGATTGACAGCATATCCCTCAGGGATAGTGCCATTCATCTTCATAGCATTCACATCATTGTCGGCAGTTGCGACTCTGAGATCAGATTCTAGGATACGGGTAGCAGTAAACATGCTATTAGGCGGAACAATCAGTTTCCGTGGTCTCGCTGCAATTAGGAGTCCTCGGTCATCTGTCCAACCAGCGATTGAAATCACAGCATTCTCTAACGAAGTTTCGTTAAGGTCTGCTTGTGTACTCGGAGTATTAGCATTCGTACCACCTGACACCAAAGGGTGTGCAGTTGAGAAGAAATCTACTCCATCGCCAGTATTATATGAGCCGCCTGAAAATCCTTGATTAAAAGGATTAACAGCTTTTACTTGTTTGGTATAAGCCATGCTTCTTGCCAGTGCTTTTGTGTATCTAGCAGAAAGAGAGTCATAGAGGTTATCCTCCATGGCTTCTTCTGTAATACTAAAGCCCATAGCAATAGTTTCATGGTTATATCGTGCAGTGAAAGATTCTTGTGCGTTATCATAACTGATAGCGGAACCTTCATCTTTTACTGGAGCCTCACCAAACCCACTTAACTTAACTTCTTCCTCGAAAGATCGATCAGAAGATTCAGTGTCGTAAAGGTCGGCATGCTCATTCTCATACTTATCATATTCTAACCCAAACAAAGCATTTAAGCCGGGTAGAAGTTCTTTCAGTAGCTGTGCTCTTGAAATTGCCATTTTTTATTCCCTCGCTTAAATTCCAGTAGTGTTAGTCAACATATGTCCAGCATTGAACTTAACAACTATATCAGTGTATGAGTCTCCCCATGCATTGCTAGGTGTTTGCACAACATCAACAATCCTTACAGGAAGAGTTGCTGTTGTAGCTGCAGAAGTAGAAATATCTACTGCGTTCTTGCTAGTACCAATTGTGGTTGAACCTGCAGTTAATGCCACAGCACAGTTCGATCCAAGTGTTGCTTGTGCGGCAGAGCCATCACATTGCATCTCGAAAAGAACATCTGGGTCATCAATTATGTATCCGTAAGCATCAGATGCTACAACGGATGCAGTCCACATTTGACTAAACGTTTTCTGGTTTGTATTAGGATCAGTATATGAGCAACCCATAAATATTCCAATTGGTGTGCAAGCAGTAGTACCAGTGTCTTTTTGAATAACACCGGCAGTAGCTAACTTAACAAAATCACCAAAGAATATACTGGTTGCGTACGCACTAGCTATTTGATAGTGACGTACTTTAGCAGTAAAAGAACCACTAGCACTAAGTGTGCCAACAGGTCTAGCACCATAAGGTGTTGCTGAACTACTCATTATTATATCCTTAATATAATATTAATATTACAAGGCAGAAAATAAATAATTAATTTCCACCTCTCCCAAAAGTAACCTTAGTTCTTTTATCCTTAAACATAGGCATAGCAGGATTTTCTTCTTTCATGTAGTTTGAATCTACAGCGCCCATCTGTGTTTTTGCTAAATCCTGATAATATTCTCTTCGTTTAGCTACTTCTTCTTCTGGTGCTTTACATAATAGAAGTCCACCCACTTCAATACAGTTCGGATATTTAGAATCCGCATCTGTAATGATTTCCAATTCAGGATGATCCTCCGCCCTTACAGGCTCCCAACCTTCCCTAAGTCTAGTAGATACATTTAAGTTGTCAGATTTACCAGCAGCACTGGTTCTAACCCAACGATAAACATATCCAGCTTGAGGTGCAGGATCGGGAAGCAAGTTTGGTGGTGACCAAGGTTTACTTCGCTCATTTTTTTCTCTAGTCTCCAACGAGCGTGGAGTGCGCTTTTCTTCTAACTCATCCATTATTATTTAACTCCTTTATATATTGAGTGCCATATTGTTCTGGCGTGAGTCCAAGTCTTCTTGCGAGGTCAACTTGTGTTCTAGTTAACTGCACTGTGCGCTGTTTAGCACCGGCTCTATTAGCTGGTGCTACCACAGTCGGGGGTGCCTGAGTCGTTGCAGTATTCGACTCAGGGAAACGTTCTGGAAATCTTTGTTTTACGGCATTATCGATTTCTTCATAATATTTATTAGCATTTGCTACAGGATCAATGCCTTGCCTGACTAACTTTGCATGCATACCATATGCCAAAGCAGTCATATCCTCATTGCCTTCTGACTCAAACCATTCATTGTTCCTAATATATTCGATAGCTTTAGGATCAAGTTGTGGGTCTTGTGCTTGAGGTTGTTGAGGAATTTGTTGGGGTATCTGTTGAGGTCTTTGACCTCTATTAACAGGAATATAGTTTTCAACATATTTTTTATCAGCAGAAGCTGATATTAAACTTTCTTGTGCTTCAAGCAATTTATCAGTATCGCCAGCTTCATAAGCTTGCTTATAATCTGATTTTGCCTTTTCAATTTCAGTTGTACTACGGGTTTTAAGACTATTTACTAAAGCTTCTTCGCTTCTAGCAACAGTACCTTTTAAATTTGTATTTTCTTGTTGTAGGTTTCTAGCAAAATTTACAGCTTCATCACGTGTTTTATTAGCCTGTTCTTTTGAACGCCTTTCTTCGTGAAAATCGTATTTAAGTTTATCAATACGTTTTTTGGTTCGATTACCGATTCCCTCAATTTCTTCATCAACATTATCATCAGAAGAAGCCCTTTGAGGTTTTTTATCCTCTTCTGGTCTATCGTCAATAATATCTATTTGAAGGTCCTTTTCTGGTTCTGGAACCTCTATTCTATTAGATTTAGGAACTTCTCCAAAATCATCTATATTTTCTGCTAATTCATTCATGCTCTTTGTACACCTCTAGGGTCATCTATAACAGCTTCAACAGTATCGTCATTAATTAATCTGAACTCTTTACCATGAATACTAATTCTAGTTCCACTAAATGCTCTCATAATTATCCAATCGCCTTCTTTACACCATGCACCATTAGGAAATTTTCTTTCATCTTTATAGCAATCTTTACCCATTTTCATAACAAATCCTGTTACTGATGCAGTTTCTTCAATACGTAAGGTTTCTTCAGCTTTAATGATTCCACCTATTGTTTTTTCATCTGCTTCTGGTAATGCTATTAAGATTTTATATCCTGTTGGTTCAGGTATTTGTGAAGTTGATTTAAGCTGAATAGCCTCATCCTCTTCGATTTTTCTAGCTGCTTCTACTGCTGCCATAAGTTGCCCTATGTTTGCGTCAATATTTTATTAAGGACTATGACGTTATCCATCGTTTCACTATGAAACGTGCACATCTTTACGATTCCATAACTTTATCTAAAGCATCTGTTATTTCTCGAAGGGCAATGCGTAAACCCTGTATATTACCTTTTAAATGGCTTAATTCAGATAAATCGTTAATTTCACCATCAATAATAATATCCGTAATTCTGTTTATCTCATTGTTTAAACGATCTGTCAAGAACTCTGTAAAAGAATAATCACTAGGCTCCATCTATTCGTAGTCCTTGTCTAGTAATTTATCAGCTATCTTTCTGCCTAGTTCAGCACCCTTTGTTCTTTCCTGTGCTGATGTCTTAGCTATATCTGCACCTATATCTGCACCCTTCATTTCAAGATCAGCCTCTATCTTAATTCTTTCTAATTCATCTTTCATTGTTGCTTTTTGCATATCAGCAGCAAGCTTGGCTTCATCTATTGTAGCTTTAGTTTCTGCTTTTTGCATATCAGCAGTAAGCTTAGCTTCATCTATTTTAGCTTTAGTTTCTGCTTGCATTTGTTTAATTTCAAGTTCTTGCTTCTTCATTTGAATAACAGGGTCTTCCATTTGTTCCTGTATTTCTTCTTGCTGTGCTTCTTGTTGGTTTTTGCCTAGTAACTGTTGTGCCGCAGAAGCTACTAATACAGAAAGTCTTTCTTCTATTTCTGGTGGCAAAGGTTCACCTATTGGTGGTAACTCTGTACCTAGTTCTTGTTCAATCTGTTTTCTATACTCAAATCCTAAGTGTTCAACAATATGCGCACTCAAAGAAGCTTGCATTGCATCTGCATTAGGCGCTTGACCAGCCAATTCTTGTACTTTCGGGTCTTGAATCATAGACATATGAACTGTTATATGTGAAGCATGCTCTTGATATTGGAAAGCTTTAACTGGTTTACCATTAAGTATATTCATATTCTCAGAAACTGGATCAGTAGGCTTAATATCATCCTCAAGAGGTATAATATCTTGTGGATCACGTATGCCAAGTACCTCTAACATCTGCCTATGTAGTTTTGGTAAGTCATACATTTGAGGTGCAGTCTGTGCTAATTGCAAAGCAGCTTGATATTGCATAATTCTTTGTGCCATAGTCGCTGCATTAGGGTCAGAAACTGGAATTATATCGACTCTTTCATCAAAATCGCTTGCTTTTATTGCTTGATCACCATCAATTTCGTATTCATAGCCTTCTGGCATGTAATCTTTGATGATTTGAGACAAAACACCCAATTCTTTACGCATTGAGGCGTGTAATCTGGACTGAATAGCAGTCATTACCTTCATATTTCGCTCTAAAAGGGCTAATGTAGTGCCAACAGGAGCCTGATTGTTCATATCGGACACTTTTAGGTCGGTAATTGAGGCAAACCTTCTACCTTCTTCCACAATGTTGCCTAATAATTGGTATAAAGTGCCTGAAGGCTCCTTATAGGGTAAAAAAGTGATATTATCTCTAATACTTCCGCCCGGAACATCCACATCCCTGAACTCGCCCGGATATATTGGGGTATCATCACCTTTAATTCTAAGACCTCTGGTTTTTAAACCGCCCGGAAGGTTAGATAATGTACCTGCATCAACCAATTGTCTAAGTAAAGAAGTTGCAGACTTAGCTAATCCGCCAACCATATGAATTAATCCAAATCCATAAAATCCCAAGCCCGGCATATACTGGTAATGAACAAAATGTTGCCTACGCATTTTCTGTGGATCATCTTCCATATAATTACGTCTAATGGATAAAATAATACTTGATCCTTTATCAATCGTTACGACATAAGGTAAAGCAATACCTGTATTTTCACCTTCTGTAACATCTTCAAAGCCTTCTAAATCTAAATCAACATGCATTTCAAGTAAGGTATGCATTCCATCCTTACTATAAGTATTCATTTCATATTGATAATTTGGTGAATCACCTGTTAGTTCGCCATATTTGTCTTTTATCTTATCTGACATTGAACCGGATTGAGGTAAATCAATATCTCTGTAGAAATCAGCAACTTGCAATTTGGTAATATCATTTAACGTCATACGCATAACGTGTGTTGCACGTACAGCAGTTATTAAGTCGGATGCACCATAACTAACAACAAAATCTTCTGCAGGAATAAACATAGAGCAAGGTCTTTGCATGTTTACATCCCAATAAATTTTCTTAAATGCTGAACCAGCTAAAGGTAAGCTAAACAACATTCTTTCAACTTCAGTACGATATTCAGTCATAGTTTCAGTTAGAAGATAATTCATATATCCTTCAACTCGTCTTGACTGTTCTTCTTTTTCTGGGGTTAGCTTTCCAACAATATTTGTTCTAACTGGACCACTCGCAGGTAGCATTTCTCCTACCGCTTGTGATTGAAATCTTATAACAGCTTCTGCAAGTAATGGATGATAAACGCCACAAGCACCAGCCCACGGCTCAGTTCGTTCTTCAATCTTTAATCCTAGATTGTCTAAACCCTCTATATAGGTTCTTTCCCAATCTGCTCTCGAATCCTTATCTGATTCAAATGCGCCAATCAATTCATTAGCTAAACTTCTTAAATCACGTTCCTCAAGATGTTCAGCAAGATTTGAATTGAAATCAACTTGTGTGCCCGCATTAGGATCAAAATCAATTATCATGCCACCATCTTCAGTCTCAATAGAGACTGCTTCAGGATTGACAACATTTATATTTAATTCTTCTGCCATTGCTTAAATTTTAAACTAATTAATAATAATCAGCAAACCTTTCAACAAGTTCTGTTTCTGGTTCATCATGTGATAAAGAAATAAATCCACCTTGTCTATATCGCAATAAAGCCTGTGTTGAAGAGTCAACCAAGTCATCGTGGTCTCCTACCGGAAAAGATGCAAACTGTTCTATAACTTCTTCAGCCCATCTTTTAGCCGGACACCATACTGTACCCGATGCAAATAAATCTGCAACTGCGTTTACACGTGCTACCTTATCATTTCCCCTTGATGGTGTAAATTCCTGAACCGGAATACCCATCCTACGTAATTCAAATATCAAAGGAGAGCCTGCAGCTTTAGCTTCAACAATAAATGCATCAGGAACCCATGATTGATATTCGTCATAGGCTCTGCGTTTTAATTCTGGAAATTCCAATCGTTCTTGAAATGCGTCTAATAAGATAACATTTGGAGCCATATACCCTTCATCGTTCTCTCGATAAAATACTCCCCATGTAGTACAAGCTGAATAGTCAGAACGTTGGGTTTTTAAAAACGCTGTATCCCAAGACTGAATCACAAATTCACAAGGAGGGGGGTCTTTCTTCTCCCAAGTCTTCCACCACTCTCTTTTAACTAATGCACCCTCTTCTGATGTTGGATTTTGTTGATATTGCGCTTCCCAATGCGCAACAGGTAATGTTGCTCTAATTTTTTCTAATTCTTCAAGTTTCCAATATTCTTCCCAAAGACTTCTGCCTGAAGGTAAGATAGCTGGCAATTCAATTACTTCCCACTGATCACTACCATCCCTAGTTATGCTGTCTTTCAAAATTGAACCACATAGGTCTTTTTTACCCCATCTAGTCATTACTATAATAATGGCTCCGCCCGGCTGTAAACGTTGTCTAGGACCGCTTAAATACCAATCATAGGTACCTTCAAACACTTTTGGATCAGCAGATTGACCTTGTTGCTCAGAATGAGGATCATCAATGATAAGCAAATCAGCACCACGACCAGTTACTGCACCACC